CACTCAATACTCAAATCGACGAACTCAAGACCCAACTAAAGACAATGACCGACAAGGTGGATCGCCAGTCGCTGGGCATTCCGCCTGATGCCCCGGCTTACATCAAGACCTATGAACAATATCGCGAGTGGTTGCAGAAACAGGCCAGCGCGGTTGGTTATGGCACCACCGTGACGACCTCAATGAGCGGCGTCGAGGATATGACCGAGGGTGTCAGCAAGCCGCTCCTCACAGCGGTCTACCCGACCAGCGGATAACCCCATGGCGAAATACTCCATGCCTGATCCAAAGCAGATCATCAAGCGTTGCGACGAACTCAAGAACAAGCGCGAGACGTGGGACGCCTTGTGGGAGGAAGTTGCCCACTATGTTCTGCCCACTCGGCAGGGGTTCGTCACCAAAGAACGTAGGGGCAACCAGCACAAGGACGACGTCTTTGACTCCACCGCTACCACTGCGCTGGAAAACCTCGCCAGCGGCCTCCACGGCGCTCTCACGGCACCTTCCGGGCGCTGGTTCCACATCCGCTTCCGTGAGGAGCAACTGAACAACGACGACGCCGCGGTCGAGTGGCTCGAAGACTCCGTCAATCGAATCTATAAATCCCTCGACGAGTCGAACTTCACGCAAGAGGTCAACGAACTCTATCTCGATATGTGCTGTTTCGGCACCGCCGCGATGCTGATCGAGCGCACCAACAAGCGCGTCAATGAAGTTGAGAACGACCTCAACTTCCGCACCGTACACCTGAGCGAAGTCGCGATCAGTGAGGACGTGGACGGCTTCGTCGATACGGTCTATCGCAAACTCAAAATCTCAGCACGCCAAGCGGTACAACTCTTCGGACCTAAAGCCGATCTGGGTGATTCCATCAAGAACGCGCTCGAAAAGAATCCTGATAAAGAGTTCACTTTCATCCATGCGGTGTACCCCAGACCAGAGGTCCCAGAACTTGTGGACCTCGTCCCACCAAAACAGCGCCCATGGGCATCCTGTTGGGTGCAGGTCAAAGACCAGAAACTGGTCGAAGAGGGTGGCTACTACGAATTCCCTTGGGTGGTCCCGCGTTGGTCGAAACTCTCCGGCGATGTGTACGGATTCTCCCCGGCGTTGAACGCCAGAGCGGACATCAGAACATTGAACGCCGCGAAGCGTTACGAGATGCGAGCGTGGGAGAAAGCAATCGACCCGCCCACACTCGCATCCTATAACGGGATCATTGGTGACCTGAGACTCGATCCCGGCGGTCTTACTTACGTCCGTGACGTCAACGGCATCAAGCCATTCCAAGGCGGTGCCCAGTGGCAGGTCAGCCAGATCAAGGCGGCGGAACTCAGCAACAACATCATGCAGGCATTTCACAACGACAAACTGAGACTGCACGAAGGTCCCAACATGACCGCGACGGAAGTCCGGGCACGAATGGAACTCATGCAACAGATTCTCGGACCAGTCGTTGGGCGAATTCAAAGCGAACTCCTGAACCCGATGATCTCTCGCGTCTTCATGATGATGTTCCGCTCGCAAAAGTTTCTACCGGCACCCGACATCGTTATGCAGGCAGGGTCCAACCTTGATGTCGAGTACGTCTCACCACTCGCGAGGGCACAGCGTCTCGAAGAAGTCTACGCCATCGAGCGGTGGTTTGGACAACTCGCTGGCATGGCGCAGGCCGATCCGACGGTGCTCGACGTGGTGGACTACAACTCCATCAGTCGCTTGATCGCCAAGCGGGTCGGTGTACCGGCGGAAGCGATGCGCTCCGAAGAAGAAGTCGCTGAGATTCAGGAAGAACGGGCCGAAGCTCAGGCCGCACAACAGCAAGCCATGGCGCAACAGCAGGCGATGGCTCAGGCAGGTGGCGCGGCTGAGGTAGCCGGTGCTATCAACGAAGCCGGTGTCGATGAAACACAGGCCGTCGTACAGGGTCTTCAATGATTGACCCACGGGAAAACTTTGAGAAGAGTTGGAGGAAGATCACAGATTCACCGGATGGTGAGACCGTTCTCACCAATCTGTTGGAGTTGTACTCACTCAGGACCTCACACGTTCCGGGTGATCCTTACGAGACGGCGTTCCGCGAAGGACAGCGTGACGTCATCAACTATCTACTAGCACTGGTCCATCAAAAGGGTAACTAGCAATGGCAGAAGAAACAACACTCACAAGTGAATCCACCACCAACTGGCGCGACGCACTCCCTGATGACATCAAAGAGTCAGGCGCACTGCAAGACATCAAAGACATCAACACACTGGCGAAGTCATACGTCGATGCACAGTCGTTCATCGGCAGATCGATTCGCATTCCCGGCGATGACGCCAGCGATGACGTCAAAAATGATTTCAGGGAAAAACTAACAAAGGTTCCCGGCGTCGGCTACATCCCGACATCGGAATCCAGTGAAGAAGAGTGGGGCCAGTTTTACGGCACCCTCGGCAGGCCGGACACCGCTGACGACTACAAGATGCCCCAGCGTGATGACTTGGCAGGCGATCCCGATGTGGACAAGCGTCTCCTTGGTGAGATGCACAAGTTGGGGCTCACCAACAATCAGGCGACCGGCCTGATGGGCTACCTCAACGACGGGCAAGCCAATATGCAGGCCAACATCGCCGCCAACATGGAGAGCGCCTCAAACACCCTGAAAGAAGAATGGGGTCAGGCATACGACCGCAAACTTCAGGAAGCACGCAACGCACTTCAGGCATACGCCGAACCTGAGTTCGTGGAAATGCTGAACTCGACCGGATTGGGAGACTCACCGCACATGATCAAAGCATTCGCAAAGATTGGCGAGAACTTGTCTGAGGACGTTGCGAAGAACCTCGGCGAAGGTGCTCAGGGCGGCATGACCCCGGCTGAAGCGATTCAGCAGATTGCAGACATTCGTGGTAACTCGAATCACCCATTCAACGATCCGAGTAACCCATCTCACAACCATGAAGCGGAGCGGATGGCACAACTGTATCAAGCCGCTTACGGAGCAAACGATGCTGATCCTGATATGTTCGAGCAGGCATTCAGATCAGCTGGATAACCTCACGGCCCAGCACCTCGTGACTAGGTAGGTCATCGCCGACGGGCGTTAAACGTAGATGGGTCCGCAAGGACAGCCCCTCGAAAAAAAGACGACCGGCTTAGGCCGGTTTTTTATTTTCTTTTTTAGAGGACTACATCATGGCCTACACAGGCAATAAGTGGTACGCGCAACAGTTTCAAGACAATGTCATGCAACTGGCGCAACAGAAGGGCTCACGTCTTCGCGACAAAGTCTGGACCAAGGAAGCCAATTCCGAGAAAGTGAACTTCGAGCGTTTGGGTTCGACCGCCGCGGTAGCCAAGAGCACCCGTTATGCGGACACTCCCAACGTCGAGATGGTCCACGATCGAAGAGTTGTCACCCTGACCGATTACCATTGGAGCACCCTGCATGATTGGACGGATGACGTCCGTATGCTGGTTGATCCACGCTCTCCGTACACCGAGAGTGGCGCAATGGCAATGGGTCGCACCATCGATGATCTGATCATCGCCGCCGCAACGGGTAATGCCGTCGATGGCGCTGGTGCGACCGTCGCCCTTGGTGCGGGTCAGGCGATCACTGAGTCAGGTACTGCTGGTCTGACGATTGCAAAATTGTTGACAGCGAAAGAGAAGATGGACGCCGCTGAAGTGGAACCCGAAGATCGTTGCATCATCGTCGGTTCGCGTCAGGTGTCTGACCTTCTCAACACAACGGAAGTTAAATCGAGCGATTACAACACTGTGAAAGCCTTGGCTGAGGGAAGTCTTAATTCCTTCCTCGGCTTCGACTTCATTCGCAGTGAACGTCTGTCGATTGCTTCCAGCAAACGGAAGTGCATTGTCTTCCAGAAACGCGGCCTCGGCCTTGCGATTGGTAAGGACATCATGACACGAGTCGATGATCGTCCTGACAAGTCGTATGGTTGGCAGGTCTACATGGCCTTCGCCATGCAGGCGACCCGCGTTGAAGAAGCACGAGTTGTTTCCATCGAGGCTCACGAAGCCTAATCAACTGGTGATGGGGCCCTTCGGGGCCCCTGATCCTTTCAGGAATTCTTAAATGGCGTTTTCAAAAATCTCGATCATCAACGACGCACTCACGCATCTCGGCGCGGATCGGATAACGTCCTTGGCCGATGGGACAACCGAGTCCCAGATCATGGCGCAGATTTACGACGGCTCCGCAGAATCCGTGATGCGTGCCTTTACTTGGAACTGCCTGACCCACAGGACACAACTGGCGGCGTCTACCGACACACCAGCGTTTCAGTTTGACTACTCCTATCCATTGCCGACCGACCCTTACTGTTTGCGGGTCCTCAACATGGAGGAGACGAACTCACTCGATCAGTGGAAGATTGAAGGACGAAGCATCCTGACCGACGCTTCCACTTGCAAAATCCGTTACATCGGAAAGCCAGCATCGGTCGCGGACATTGATCCACTGTTGGCATCGACCATCAGCGCACGCCTTGCGGCGGATGCGTCATACGCCATCATCCAGTCGAACCAAGCGCAACAGCAGATGTGGGCGCTGTACCTCTCCAAACTGGATGAAGCACGCACCGTGGATAACGTCGAATCGTCACGCGACTTCTGGGTGAATACCAAACTCGAAGAAGTCCGTGCGGGTGTAACCCACAACGGCATTCGCTTTGGAAAAGCGTGGTGGTAGATGGCACGCGCTAATCACCAAATAACAAACTTCCTCTCGGGGGAGTTGTCGCCTTTCCTGAACGGCAGGTCAGACACCGACCGTTTCCAGAACGCACTGAAGACCTGCGAGAACTTTACGATCAAACCCTATGGCGGCGCACAGCGTAGGCCGGGGTCGTACTTCGTCGCTGAAGTAAAGAACAGCGCCAAGAAGGTGCGCCTTATTCGTTTCGAGTTCAGCCGCGCACAATCCTACATCCTCGAATTCGGGGATCAGTATATGCGCTTCTATACTCAGAACGGACGCATCGAAAGCGGTGGGTCTCCGGTAGAACTTGCGACACCGTACACGGAAGCACAACTCGATGACATACAGGTCGCGCAGTCAGCGGACGTCTTGTACATCGTTCACAACAGCCACAACCCACGCA